AGCAACACCAGAAAAAACAGAACGCAAAGTATTCCCTAAAATATTAGCGGCCTGCTCTCTTATTTGTTGTTCTCTTTCAATATAGGGCGCAGTTGGTATGTTTGCGATATTAAGTGGCTGAAGCGGAGCAAAAGCCTCAAAAGGCAGTCTTTGAAATACGCCCTCTCCTCTCTCTCCTGGCCCCAAATATTCATAAGGAATCTTTGGCCCAGGAAGAGATGGAGGAGTTGGCGTTGGCCTATAAGTATAAGGAGGAAGTTCTTCACCCCTGGGTATAATTGGTATGATACTAGGAGCGGGCGCAGGTGCTATTATCGGAGTTGGCGGCCTATAATATGCCTCCTCTCTCTCCTCGTAGAAGTTCATCTCCCTCTCTTCCTCTCCGCCGCCGATCCCTGGACTTATTTCTCTCACCATTTTTCATACCTCTAAGTTCTCTAATAAAATCTTTCTCTAATTCCTCGATTTCCATCTGCACTTCAAGCCATGCAATATACATATCTCTTTCGGTGTCCATTAGATTTCTCCGGGTTGAGCTACTATATTACCGTATCTATCACGCCCAGATTGAAGCTCCCTTGTTGCCTGCGGAGCCAGCATTGAAGGAGGCATACCGCCCTCTGCCGGATTCACTTCCTGCCCGCCAACGCCTGGAACTCCTCTCTCGCTATATTGTTGTGCCTGTTGCTGTGATACCATCTCTGCTAATTGCGCGCCCTGCTGTGCCTGTTGCATTAATTGCTGAAGTTCTCCACTCCCCGCCATCTGCAACTTCTGTAGTAATCCAGCAAAGTAAGCCTGGAACATCTGTTCCTTCTTCCATTCTCTTTGAAGCCCTTCAGGATCACTCTCGCCCAACCATGTCAAAATTACTCTGGATGGAACCTTCAAATCTCTAGCCATTGTGGCTGCTGTGACAACTCTTTGCTGTCTATCTGCGGGAACGTCTGTTTTCAATTCGACTTCAATATGGATTGATTTGGGATCAATGTCCTCAGAATTGATTACATATTTCTTTAAATTGTCTCCATATCCAGAAATTTCACTTCCGCTGTAATGTGCCAGCAGAAGCATCTTCTCAATCATGTCCTCATAAAATCTCTCTGATAGATGTTTGAAATCCCCCAGAGAACTGATGGCAATCTGTACCTGTAAGTTGTAAGCCGCAAAAGCCTCAACGCCACCCATCGGCTGCCCAGTCACAAGAATGTCCGCCACCGTGGCACGCTTGATTGCATCCCTGTATCTATCGTATGATTCCATGATGGCTGGATCTAATTGGTTTTTCCTGAGTTGCTGATAAACTTCTCCTGGAAGCAATCTCAAAACTCCACCAGGTTCATCATAATCTACAGTTGCGCCATCCTCCCCTCTTGGAGAAGTGATAACCTGTTCTGGCGCATTAGCAGTTGCGATTGCCTGAGACATACCAATTGTTCCTGCGATATTGGCGTTGGCCCATTGTTCTGCCTGAACAACAGGATAAAACAATGGCTGTCTTTGATGTTCTGGTGCCAAGTCAATATCTGTTCCTCCAGCAACAGCAACCCAAGGAAGGAAAGGAACAGGCTTGCCCTCCCATGTCATCCATGGTTCTGGGCCAAGAATGATTTCGCCTTCGTCACCTTCTAATTCGGAATTCTCCTCAATGACCCATACCATCCTGTTTTCATAGTCTACATAATCTACTTCAATCAGTATTTCTTCGGCATAATCTTTATTTTTGTCTATCTTTTTTCTAATTGCAGATGCTTTATCACCCCAGAAATCCACAATTTCCTGTGCCCTTTTCTTGTTTAAGGCACAAACTCTTTCGGGCATATAGTCAGAATAATCAACATTCACTGTTTGAGGATTAACTAATTTAATGGCCCAATCACCATATCGTAATGCAGCCAATTCTCTTGAATTATCTTCACCCATCAACTTAAACTGAGTAGGAATATGTACCAATTGTCCAACGATCTCGTGGTAAGTAGCAGAACTATCAATAACAGAATCATAAAAGGCAGCCTTTCGCTTTGCCGTTTTCTGCATTGTCCACTTCAAAACTGTCTCCCACTCATTAGCTTTCGTTTTGGCAGCCTTGCTTAAATCATCGCCCTCAACAGCATTCATAACAGTAATAGGATGAATGTTGATATTCATCATCAGATTAGCCAGGGCACGCTTAACGCCCCTCTTTGCATCATAGGGAGATGTATCAATAATAGGACGAATCCATTCCAATTCGGAAAGCGGTGAAGGAAGCTGATATTGAATCCTTCCCATTGCTTCGTACTTGGCCTGCATCTCATGTAGTCTTACATTTCTTGCCGCCATATCGGCAGCTTTCTTTCTTATCTTATCGGCAACATCAGCCATTTAATCTACTCCAAGGATTTACCTTCTTCTTTCTCTCTGCAAATACTGGTGACAATTGTGGCACAGGCTGTATCGCCGGAACATTGATATAGCCCTCAGCCGCTTTCACCATCATATAAACCGCATCCAGTGTATCATCATAATCACCATCGGGCCAAGAAATCCACTCGTCTTTGAACGATTTCAGAAACTCTGTTTCACGATCCAATATCATTATACGCCCAAATTGAAACATCTTAGCTAAAACTTTTTCAAATCTCCCGCCCTTAGAACGAGCCTCGCCCTTATGAGAGCGTATGGGCATAAGGGGCATGAATACTTTGGCCCTCATCAATAATGTATAAAACTCTTCTCCTTTACCAATACTCTCAACGCCAATCTGTCTCAGATATGGGAACATCTGGGCATAACTTATGATACGTTGTTCTGCTTCTGCCTGTGAAATCTTATCCCTGTAACCATCTTCCAGAACAAGGGTACCGCTGGGCGTAATTCTTCCCCATGCTACGGCAAAATAGTCTCTATTCTCGCCAACCCTTATTTCATCTGCCGTTGATGCGTAATCCACCCCCATAAACATTGGCCAACTACTGTTCAGTTTTTCATAAGGATAATAACTTATCCAATCTGCTTTGAGATTCTGGCCCTTGGCCTTCTCAAGATCCAACAGAAACATTCTTGCAAATTCAATCTCGCCTGCAAGTTTTCTCTGTCTTTTGATTTCTTCTTCTGGGAACTTTTCGGGCCATGTTGGTTTTCCATTAGTATAGACTGGCGTAAAAACGTGAAAAAATTCTCCAGTAGATTTCACATAACTTATCGTATCATCATAAGTCCAGGGGGTTCCAATAACAATCTTCCATGTGTCAGGAGTAAAAGTTGGGAAGATCGTTCCAGTTAATATCTTTCGAGTAGTCTCCCGTTCTCTGGCGCTTCTTGTGGTTGTCTCATCATCAATATCATCTATGAGACAAACGCCATCAGGGTGTTTACCAATAATAGAACGAGAGGTTCTACCTAAACCAACCAGTGTGGGATCTTTGCGGCTGGCGTTTAGCCTGCGCCAATCCTCGTATTCTATATCAGTTCGCTTTACTTCATAACCAGAAGCGCCCCACCCCAAATCTTTATCTGGAACAACATGAGGAAAACAAAACTTCCAGCCCTTATTATTCTCAATAATATCTGCAATGTTTTGAGTATTGTTCCTGGCTGTGTCGTCGCCAACCTGAATAATTAAATTGGATCTATGAGGCTCCAATCCTATTCGATAGGCGACAAAAGTGGTGGCAGCAGTCGTTTTCGTTGAGCCACGGAAGGCTTCAATACAAATGCCTTTCCCGTCCTTGCGGGCTTTATATAATTTATAAATCCATTTCTCAACGTGTTTTGGAGGAGGGCGATTGTGAATGATGGTATAGAAATCGAAGAATCCATCCGGTGAATCGGAGTGAATACGAATACTTTCCAACCATTCTATTTCTTCATTGCTCATTTCTTTCTTTTTTTATTCTTTTTGGCAAGATATGCCCTGTATGCCCTATCAGCCTTAGCTTTTGAAGTATACATACAAGGGCCGTTCCCTATTCTATATTTTCCATTAGGACATTTTCTAACTGGCATTATTTCCTTCTCTTTCCTATTTTGCCCGGCCTTTTTCTTAATCTTTGAATTTTCTTTTCTACTCTTGGTGGCTTAGGATAATTAATCCCGATTTGATCAAAATATTCTTGAACAACAGGATGAAGTTCAGAATATTTATGGACTTTCCTTCTTCTGCTTGCAGACTTACCTCTATAACCTTTACGTCTTGTTCTCGTTGGCATCAGTTCAACCTCCAGTTATACGCTTGAATAACATAGTAATTTATTTTCTCTAACACAGGATTTTCACTAAATGGAACAATGAGCCAACCATCCGAATTCTTTAAATCCATAAGAACGGTAGTCAACTCTTGCGGATTGTACATCGTCTTTAGAAGTCTTAATGTGTCAACATGAACCCATAATGTATCCATGTGTCCTCTGCGTGGTAACGGATGCGTCCCCCGATAACTACATACGATCCCAGGAATCATATCCCGTATCGCTCATGAAGCATCACCTGCCTTTCTAAGAT